GTTTCCCAGTCACGATCGGGGGGTGTGAGGTTCGCCATGCAGATGCATACTCGCATCTATTGGAGGTTCTTGGACTCAACGATGAGTTCGATCAGCTACTACAGAACCCACAGATCCAGGGCCGGGTAGATTACCTGACCAAGTATCTGAAAGGGGCGTCCGATAACAGTAATGAGAACTATACGCTGACGCTGACTTTGTTCTCTATTTTCATTGAGAACGTAAGTCTGTTCAGTCAGTTCTTGGTCATCAAGTCTTTCAACAAGTACATGAACGTATTGAAAGACATCGACAACGTGGTGCAAGCTACACAGAAGGAAGAGGTGATACATGCCCTACTTGGTGTGTATCTAATCAAACAAACCCAGAAGGAGTTTCCTGAGTGGTTCAATGAGGCTTTCTATGCTAAACTCTATCGAGCGTGTAAGAAAGCATACGAGGCCGAATGCGGCATCATCGACTGGATCTTTGAGGCGGGTGATCTACCCTTCCTCACCAAGGATGTAGTCAAGGAGTTCGTCAAGCATCGGTTCAACGACAGCATTGAATTGATCGGCGGGGCCAAAGTGTTCGAAGTCGATCATGACAAGCTGGAGCAGTTGAAGTGGTTCAATGACGAGATCTATGCTGAAGTGAACACTGACTTCTTTCATAAGAAGCCAGTTACATACAGCAAGAAGATGCAGTCGATCAAAGCGGAGGATTTATTCTAATGGGTGAGTATCGTTGGCTGACGGAACTGTCACAACAGTTCCTAGAGCGAGACTATCTACTGCCAGGACAGACAGTAGATGAGAGAGTAGATGTAATATGCAGAGCAGCAGAGAGGATTCTGAACAAGCCTGACTTCGGCAAGAAGTTCAAGGAGAACCTTCAGAAAGGTTGGTACTCACTTAGCACCCCTATCTGGACGAACTTCGGCACAGAGAGGGGGTTGCCGATCTCATGCTTCGGCAGCTACATCGAAGACAGCATGAAGTCCATTGCCTATACTTGGTCTGAAGTATGCATGATGACCAAACATGGCGGTGGTACTTCAGCATACTTCGGTGACTTGAGGCAGCGTGGGGCGAAGATCCGTGACAATGGAGAAAGCTCCGGGTCCGTACACTTCATGCAGCCATTTGACAACCTGATCAACATCATCAGTCAGGGCAAGACCCGGCGTGGAAACTTCGCCGCCTACTTGCCGATTGATCATCCTGACATCATGGAATTCCTGATGTTGCGCAGTGATGGTGCGCCTATTCAGGACTTGTCGTTCGGCATCACCGTGCCTGACTACTGGATGGAGGACATGATCGGCGATGGGACGCCTTCCGGCGGCAACAAGGCGAAGAGGAAGATCTGGGCCAGGGTACTGGAGTGTAGAGCCAATCTTGGCTTCCCATACATCATCTTCATCGACACCGTCAATAACAACACGGTCGATGTCTACAAAGATCTGAAGATGCGCATTTTGCATTCCAATCTTTGTAGTGAGATCATGTTGCCCGATGGGATTGATGAGTCCTTCGTGTGTGACTTGTCTTCCATGAACATCCTCTACTACGATGAGTGGAAAGACACAGATGCCGTTGAGATATTGACCTATCTCCTCGATGCCGTGATGACGGAGTTCATTGCCAAGGCCAAGCAGATTGCGTTCATGGACCGCCCGGTCAAGTTCGCAGAGCGGCACCGTGCGTTAGGCATTGGTTGGCTGGGCTGGCATAGCTACCTCCAGAGCAAGATGATTGCCTGGGAGAGTATGGAGGCGAAGTGGAAGAATGTCGAAGTCGCCAAGAACATCAAGGAAGCTGCGTACAAGGCATCTGCCAAGCTGGCGAAGGAGTACGGGGAGCCTGAGCTTCTGAAGGGCTATGGCCGTCGCAACTCAACCTTGCTGGCTATTGCGCCTACGAAGTCCTCTGCGTTCATCCTGGGACAAGTATCAGAAGGTATCGAGCCTCACAAGACGAACTACTTCATCAAGGATCTCCAAAAGGGCAAGTTCACCGTTAAGAACTTCCACCTTGAGCAGTTGTTGCGTTCTAGGGAGATGGACAGGCCCGAAGTTTGGGATAGCATCCTGAAACGTGGCGGCAGTGTTCAGCACTTGGAGTGCTTGACCAAACAAGAGAAGGACGTATTCAAGACGTTCGCAGAGATCAGTCCTAAAGAGATCGTGATCCAGGCTGCACAAAGGCAGAAGTACCTTGACCAGTCTCAGTCTTTGAACCTGATGATCCACCCATCTGTTCCGGCGAGGGACGTGAATGCTCTGGTCATCGAGGCGTGGAGAATGGGCGTCAAGTCGTTGTACTACCAGCATTCGGTTAATGCCGCCCAAGCGTTCAGTAGGGACATCTTGCACTGTGCAAGTTGTGAAGGATGATTGCAAAACGCCACTATGGACGGTATAATAGTACCCCCATAGTGGCGTTTTGCATTCGGCTCAAAAGAAGCAAGCCAACAACACTAAATACCTGTGTAAAAGAATAAGGTGTGAAGTTATGGCTAAAATTATCGTAGTTGTCGGTGGCGTTTACAGTGGAGGCGGCAAGGGAATCACTGCCGCCTCCCTCGCTTTTCTACTCAGGTCCAGAGGGGAAAAGGTACAATTAATCAAGTGCGATCCCTACCTCAACAGGAACGCAGGGACCATGAACCCTCGTCAACACGGCGAGGTGTTTCTATGTAATGATGGTTCAGAAACAGATCTCGATCTCGGGCACTATGAGAGAATCACAGGCATCGAGATGTCCCGTCGCAACATCTTCACCAGCGGCGTGATCTATCAAGAGATCGGCGAGAAGGAAGAACAGGGTGACTACCTGGGTGAAACAGTCCAGATGATCCCTCATGTCACCGACCTGATCCAGAAGAAGATCACCAGTCTGGCCGAAGACGGCATCGTGATTGCCGAGATCGGCGGCACGGTCGGGGATTACGAATCAGAAGCGCTGTACTCAGCAGCTAGACAACTGAAACAAGCGAATCCGACCGAAGTGTTGATCCTGATGGTCGCCCCGATCATCTACAACAACACAGTGAAAGAGTTCAAGACAAAGCCCCTCCAAAATGCAGTCACCACCCTCATGAGTAAGGGTATGACACCCGACATCCTCATGTGCCGGGTGGATCGTGAGTGCCCACCACAGATCCTTGACAAGATCTCAAGGATGACCGGCATCAAACGTGATGCCATCTTCGACGCCCCGGACGTAAAGTCCATCTATGAAGTGCCCATCGAGTTCTACAAGAGACAACTGGATCGGTTTGTCGCCGAACGGTTCAAGCTGGAACGAAACGACTGCAAAATCAAGAAGTATAAGGAACTGGTTGAAGACTACATGAACGGTCACGACTGGCCCACGGTCAACATCGGCATCGTCGGCAAGTATGACAACTGCGATGAGGCATACCACAGCCTGAAGGAAGCAATCACACATGCCGCAGTAGCCAATGATACAAAGTTTGTAATCAGATGGATCAATGCTGAGGACTTAGAAGCCGCCAAGGACGCTCGTGCCCTTTGGCGTCACTTCCAAGACCTACATGGCATAATTGTGCCTGGAGGATTTGACATCAGGGGCGTGGAGGGCAAGATCAAAGCCATCCAGTACGTTCGTGACAAGAAGATCCCATTCCTGGGCATCTGTCTGGGTCTACAATGCGCTGTGATCGAGTTCGCCAGGAACGTCCTGTATGAGGATCAGGCGACGAGCGAGGAGTTTGAGAAGGACTCAGAGTACAAGGTGATCCACTACATCCACGGTCAGGAGTCGATCAAGAAGAAGAGTGGAACTATGCGCCTGGGGGCGTATGACTGCGAATTGGCAGCGGACTCCATTGTGGCAGGGCTATATAAGAAGAAACTCATCAGCGAGCGACACCGCCACCGATATGAGGTGAATGCTGAGTACCTGAATAGGTACGCAGACAAGGGCTTCAAGGTGACTGGAAAGAACCCATTGAGCGGCCTTGTTGAGATGATGGAACTGGATCTGAAACATCATCCTTTCTTCGTGGGGACGCAAGCACATCCTGAATTCAAAAGCCGCCTTGGTGAGCCTTCCCCGTTGTTCGACGGGCTGATGAAGGCTGCATTACAGAAAAAGATGCAGGCTGAACCAGAGACTAAGGCGTAGAACTACTATATACTTGTATGCACGGCTTCAAATGGTTTCTAATAAATGAGGAGAAAGCCTATCTGGGCAATAAGGTAGGTGATATTCTAACCTCGGTACAGAATTTGGAACAAGATATAGGAGGCATGGGCGTTCGACAGATCGCCCGTGTCTCTGACGATATTGTCAACCAAATTCGTAAAGTCCTTCACGGTCAGTGGTCCCCGAAGCAGATGAAGCACCTGAAAGAGCTACAGAAAGTTGCGGTATCCTTGAAAAAGGCTATCGAAGAGAAAGACGACCTGAAAGAGTTAATCCCACAACTGTCCCAAGCCATTCAGAGTATAACAACTAAGCTGGGTGCCAAGAACAACAACATGCAAGGTCTAGAACAAGATACTGGACCCGCCGCAATGCCTCCTAATATGCAACTTACAGGCAACGGACCCGAAAAACAACCACAACAGCAAGGACCACCTCCACCGGGAGGAGGCCCGATGGGTGGTGCGCCACCTCCTCCACCGGGAGGAGATCCAATGGGCGGCGGTGCCCCTCCCCCACCGGGAGGAGCCGGTGCCCCTCCAATGCCACCTATGGGTTAGTAGTACCTATAATAACGTCTTCTGGTTTCTCCCAGCAGCCTCACCTTGGGGAGTTCGCTTTCAAGAGCGCTGCTTGGGAGTTCCTTATAGCCTAACTGCTTGTCTGTAGACATAGGTGGGGCTATCTTTGCAATCATACTGTCATACTTTTTTGAGACTGCTGCATGCACTTCAGGCTTAGACGTAGGGATATACAACCAGACGTTCTTGCCATAACGATCCTCTTCAGGGTACTGATCTGTTACATCTTTGATATCATCTAAGGCAAACTTCATCTTCCTGGCTGGATTCGGAATATATGTGGCATCGTAATAAGTCTTCCCAATAAGACCTGCGGCCTCTGCTTCTGGATCGCCCTGCATACCTTGCTGCTGGTCACTTGTTAGTATCCAGGGATTCATCTTGTCGTTCTGTCTTCTTCTTGGGCCGGTGCCAGATTTGAAAAACGATCTGGCTTTAGGGCCACGGAAGAAGGTCTTCGTTGCAGTGACCACCATGTCGCCCTTCTGTGGTATCTTGCCCGGAATCGCTGAGAACATGTTTGTGTTGCTCTCATCTAGCCATGTTAAAAAATCAGGTAGCATAATGTGTATTTATGGTCGAGGACATCATCTTTAGTATTGACTAGCGAGCTAATAAATAGGATAATTAGAGAAAAGGAGCAGTATCGTGTGTGGAATAGGCGGCTACATAGGACAATCCAAAAACCCGATCGTGACTGGGAAAC